AATCTATGGTTCTAGATATTATTATTTTATAAATCGGTTGCAATTGATTTTAGTTTGTGATGGTTATTTGGTTCATGATCCGTTTGATAATTATAGGACTAAATATTTTGTAGATAAATATACAGACTTAAGTGTTTTGCCTTCCAGTATAGATTTGAAAATAAACGAAATGTTTTATACTAAATATATAAATCAGTTGTCGTTAAAAGAATTTTTGGTTTTAGATAATGAAGATATTATATTAAAATATACAGAAGTGTATAATTTATTTAATAAAATAAAGATAGAGACTATTTCGTCACTGGTAAAAATGTTTTTATCCTGTACGCCATTTAAACAGAGACAGATACTTATATCACTATTTCTAGACGGAGACAATTCACATTTTAACTATTTATCTTTTCTTCTATTTGACCTTATAAATAATGATTCATTTATATTGAAGGCTACACCAGTATCAGAAGAAATATATAATAGTTTTCATTGGAGTATAAAGAAAAACTTTAGAATTAATTTTAGTAAGTATAAAAGTAAAAACGATTTTACAAAAAATTTTAATGAAAATACAATACCATATGATAAAAGGATTAATCTTATGAAAACCGATGATCAGGTAAAGGCAAAGGCTTTTAATAAATTAAAGGAGATAGAGAATAATAGGTCAGATAGTAGTAAATCTACACAATATCTGGATGGTTTACTAAAAATACCATTTGGAATATTTAGGAAGGAGTATATTTTCGGTTGTTTAGAAGGTTTATTGGATGATTTTAATAATTATATACAAAAATATAAATTAAATAATAATAATCAGTTAAAAAATAGAAATGATGTAATAAAATTTTTAAAGAATTATAATGAACTAAATAATAGTTTACTTGAGAATGTATTTAATGAAAAAATAGATGTATTAAATTACAATGATTATAAGGTATCTGAGATTTTAGAATTTGCAACACAATGTAACTATCTTCTTGAAACAAAATTTATTATAAAGAAAGCTAAAAAGGAAGATATGTTTATTAGTTTAATAAATAAGATTAAGGAATTACCTAATATAAAGGATAAAATCAATATAGGTTTACTATTTGGTATAGATATTGTAGATGATAACCAGGAATTATCAGAATTTGATGTATTAAATCAGAAGTGGGATAACTACAAGACTAATATTCTAACATATATCACTAAGTCTACCGAAATACTAGATAAAGCAGTGTATAAACAACATGCTGCTAAAAATGAGATTATTAGAATAATTGGGCAATGGATTAATGGCACTATGTCTGGGTATTGTTTAGGATTTGAAGGACCACCTGGTGTAGGAAAAACATCACTAGTCCAGAGAGGTATTTCACAGTGTCTAAAAGGGAACGATAATACTACAAGGCCTTTTTCTTTTATACAAATGGGTGGTACAAGTAATGGTTCTATACTGGAGGGTCATGGCTATACCTATCAGGGGTCTAAATGGGGTAAATTGGTAGATATATTGATGGATTCTAGATGTATGAATCCAATTATTTATATTGATGAATTGGATAAAATAAGTAATACAGAAACAGGTAGAGAACTTATAGGCATACTAACCCATATAACAGACCGGTCACAGAATAAGGAATTTGAAGATAAATATTTTTCAGGGATTAAAATAGATTTATCGCAGATTTTGTTTATTTTTTCTTATAATGACCCATCGCTTATAGACAGAGTTCTTATGGATCGTATCCATAGAATTAAATTTTCTGCATTAACAACTATAAACAAGATACATATTATTAATAATTTTAGTATGCCTGATATATTGGAAGATATAGGGTTAACAGCCGATGATATTATATTACCAGATGAGATTATAGAGTATATAGTAAATACATATACAAACGAATCAGGTTTAAGAAAACTAAAAGAAAAAATTTATGAAATAATGAGAGAAATTAATATAAGAAATCTTAGACAGGAAATAGACTATCCATATACAGTTGGCATGGAACTACTGGATGATATATTTAAAAATAATCACAAATTAATTCCTAAAAAAATACATAGTTCTCCGCATATAGGATTAGTAAATGGATTATATGCGACAACAACTGGTGTGGGTGGTATAACTATTATAGAAATATTTAAAACGATAGGAGATTCACATATGTCTATGCATCTTACAGGAAAACAGGGAGATGTTATGAAAGAAAGTATGAATTGTTCGAGAACCCTAGCCTGGAATATAATTCCGGACAAGGTTAAGGAAATGATTAATGAAGAAGGAAAAAAAAATAAATGGTCTTTCCATATCCACTGTCCGGACACATCTACACCTAAAGACGGTCCATCGGCAGGTGCTGCTATAACTCTAGCTTTGATTTCTTTATTAACAAAAACGCCTATTTTAAATACGGTAGCTTTAACTGGTGAGATTGATCTTAATGGTAATGTGAACCAGATAGGAGGATTAGGTTCTAAAATAGAAGGTGGTAAAAAGGCAGGTGTAAAATTATTATTATATCCTGAATCAAATAATCAGGACATAGAGATTATTAAAAATAATGAGCCACAAATCCTTGAAAACATTGAACTTAGACCAGTAAATAATATTTGGCAGGTTCTAGAACTATGTTTGGTAGAAAATGATATTAAATTTAATAAATTTTAGTGTAGTTGTGGGTATAATTGTTGTGGTTGTGGTGGTGCAGAAGGTAATGCTGTATTAATATTTATTATATTTTGTGGTTCTGGCGATTTTGGTTCATCAAAATTATCAAAATCATATCCTGGTGCGTCCATGTAATCATCTGAAAATTTTCTAGATTTTCCAACATAGTTTACACCCTTTAGAGATTTTTTTCGTATCAAATTTGTATCGCTCATTGTAAATACATTATCAAAATTTTTGCTTTTATCTACACTACTTTCTTTAATATTATGTCTACTTTTATATTCCTTAGATAGTTCTATTGCCTGGTATGCTTCGTAATCTACATCGTATTTTAAACCTTTGGATTGTAAAAACAGAACTGCTTCGCTCTGTTCAATAACAGACCTACTAATTGTTCTTTTCTGCCAGATAGTATATCTATCTCTATTGGATGGTCGTGGTGGTGGGGGTACTTCAATTGTCATATATATAGAACTATTCTTTACATTTTTTTGTGCTTTACTTGCTTTTGATAAAAGGCTAGTATAGATAGATTCATTCAGTTGGTCCATTTTAACGCATTCATTCAGTGTGGTTTCTTCAAAATTATTAATTACATTATACGATGTTGAGGATATATGGAAAGATTTATTTTTCTTCCCAAAACAACACCACCACCGCATTATAATAATTATATATAATTATATAGTTTTTTCTCTAAATTAATATATATATTTATTATAATGAATATACTACAGAGCGTTGATATGGTAAAAGAATTAATACATTTATTTATTAAGCTTATACCGATAGGACTGTATTTCTTTACTTATTTTTCAGCTACACTTTATAAAGATTACAGGTCAATAATACTTATGGTTGGTTTAATATTTAATGATATAGTTGGGTTCCTATATAACAAATATAGTAATATAATATTTAATCAAAGTTGTGCGGTATTTGATAATATTGGTGGTGCAAGTAGATTCCTTCCTAATTATCATTCTGAAATTCTTTCCTTTGTTACATCTTTCTTTTATACTGAAATGATGTCAAAGGGCGGGATAACTGGAAACTGGTTTAAATTTATTTTCCTTTTATTCATGACCTTGGTTACTATTTGGTCGCGTATGAGTATTGGTTGTGAAACAAGTTATCAAAAAATTATGTTTAACCTATTATTTGGTATGATCAGAGGAAGTCTATTCTATTATTTCTTTTCTTCCTATTACGAAAATTTAGATGTTAATAAAGATAATATAGAAAAAACTGCTTGTCAAAACGAATATAGTGATTATACCTGTGAAACTATTAGAAACGGAAATGTAATTGTTAAAGATCCACTCAGAAATCCAAATGAAAGTGATAGTGATGAAGATAGTGATGATGATTATGAATAATTATATAATATAATTGTATAAAGGATGTATCATTTTGGTGTTTCTGGTTTAACTGTTTGGGTGACTCACATATTATTAGGTCTACTACTATCTTATATTGGATATAGTGGTGTTGGTAATGGTAAAATATCTAAAAATATGAGTCTAATTTTATTAGTAACTGGTGTTCTAGCTGCCTCCTATCATGCACATATTTTATATATCCAGAGAAAAAATTTAAAAAATTGATTTATAATTTAGTGTTTAATATAAATAATCATGACTCAAAACAGAGTAAACGAATTTGGCATTTCAAAAATAGGACACTGTAGATATATGGTCCCTATTAAACCAGAAAGGGTAGGTATAGTTCTAGGAAATAAGTTCAACAATCTAAAAAATATTTCAAAAAAATTTTCATGTAAACTTAAATTTAAAACTCAGGAGAGTTCACTATATAATTATCCAATAGTTATTATTACATCAGACAAAGAACTAAATATCTGGGATTGTATTAATTATATACAGAAGATAGTATCTATCCCAAGTAATAAAAAGACAGATTGTTTATATTCTACAAAATGTAATACAACTTGTATTAGTACCTGTAAAAGATATGGTGTGCTAAAGAAAAGGGTTCTTAATGATAGAAATTATTTAAACGAATTTAGTAAGCGTCCGTGTTACTGTGGGGATAATACCCAGGATACATTTGATGAATGTCCAAGGTGTCTTGAATTTCACTATGTTTCAAAAATATATAGACTAGCTTATGGTTAGTTATCGTAATAGACGCCATTATATCTGTAGGTTCTATAGTTATTTGTGCAGTTATGTGTATTAATTTCTTTTTTAATTTTTCTGATTTGGTTACCAACATCCCACATTTCTTGGTTTTTAATCAACTCTAATTCTTTATCAAGTTCTTCTCTATAGTTTTCATTACTGTTACATTCAATCACTCGTTTTACTTCTGTATTATTTTTAACATTTTCATAACATTCTTCAATAAGTGGAGTAAGTTTTTCTTCAAATTTAGGTGCCCAGTCAAGTGCACCTCTTTGTGCGGTAGTGGAACAGTTTTTATATAGCCAGTCCATACCCTTTTCGTTAATTAGTGGGTAAAGACTCTGTAGTGCTTCTTCGATTGTTTCATGGTAAGCTTCACAAGGACTATGTCCTTTTTTTCTAAGAACGTTATATTGTGCTAGAAATGCTCCTTGGATAAGACCCATTAGAACACATCTTTCTCCAGTAAGATCACTTACTACTTCATTTTCAAATGTAGTTTTAAATACATAGTTATTACCAATCAAAAAAGCAAGAGACAAACAGGTTTCTTCAGCAGTACCATCATAGTCTTTATAAATAGCATAAGAAGAAGAAAATCCTTTTTGATTGTTAAAATTTCTACGAACAGTATTACCAGAACATTTTGGGGAAACCATAACAACATTTACATCTTCTGGTGGGTTAATTTTTGTATAGTCATAATAATGAATACCAAATCCATGGGAGAAATACAATGTATCATTAGAATCGAGATTATCCTTAACCGTTTTCCATTGTTCGATTTGTCCACTATCAGAGAGTAGATATTTGATAATTTTACCACGACTGGTAGCTTCTTCAATATCAAAAAGGTCCATTCCAGGAATCCAACCATCTCTTTTTGCATTTTCCCAACTTGTTCCGTGTTTCCTAACACCAATAATTACCTTTAGATTATTGTCTTTGATATTAAGTGCCTGACTCCTTCCTTGTGGACCATAACCCAATACAGCAATAGTTTTATTTGAAATAGAAGAGCGACACCTATTATTAGGATATTCCAATTGAGTAACAATCTCTTCTTTCATATTACCATAATTAATAGTACTAATATTTCTAAGCTGGTTATTACTAAACACTCGCTTGGTACCATAAACAAATCTGGATACGATATTCATAGTTATATTATAGATTGTTATAGTTTATTTTTTAAATATAAAGACAAAACTATATTATTATTAAATGGATAATCATCTTGAGGAATTCTATAGTTCAATGAATAAATTGATTGTTTCTAGCAAAGAGGAACAAAATAAATTAGAAGAAGATTTCAAATTATTGCAAAAGAAATACAAAAAACTTGAAACCGAATTTAATCGGTATAAAAGTGTTTCTATTGTTAAGAAACTTGATAAAGAACTTTTTGAAAAAACAAATGAAATTGTCTTTTTAAAAAAAAAAATAAAACAAATGGAACTAAAAAACTCCAAACCAGAAAAACTGGATGAAGAAGAAGAGGAGGATATAGAAGTAGAACTTATCGAATTTGAAGGTTCCGAATACTATATTACTCAGGATATTCATAAAGATATCTATGAACAACTAGATGATGGATCTGTAGGAGATATCATTGGTAAATTTATAGGCAATAAGATAGTTTACAATAATTAAATTAGACAACAACAGCCTCAGACTTCATGAAGTGAACCTTCATGTATTTCTGGAGGTTGAAGTAGGTAACCGTAGCACCATCCTCAACATTAAGTAGTGCCTTAAGACTCTTATCGCAGTTAATCTCGCGACGGTTCTTAGGGTTCTGGAGGTCGTGGTCCTTAACATACTGGGTGATGTATTTGGTCACCTCAGTGCGGGCCATCTCAGTGCCCTCAGGCTTGTTGAGGAATTTGCAGAGCTCCTGCGACATCTTGGTCGGCTTGGCAAAACCACTCGGTGTGCGGTTCTTCTTCTCACTAGGAGTGCGCTTCTTCTTCTTACTCATAGCCTTAAGGTGCTTG